ACGGCATCATCCACGCCCGAAAGCTGCTCCATGGTTGCGATGTAATCTTCAAGATCTTTTTTTGCTTCGAGAGAAAAATTGCCCGACAAAGCCAAAGAATTCGAGAGTCGAACCATCGCTTGTTCAAACTCTTGAGCTTCAGTAATGCCGCTCGAAAAATTCCCGACAAAAGCTCTGATTGCTGATCCGGCAATTTCTGCGCCTTTGAGAACAACGCCCGCCAAAGTCGCGCCGGCAAACACGTTCATGATGTTATCGAATCTGCCGACGTTTTTTGTCCCATCTTTGGAAAAATTCTCGACGGCTTTGTTCATGCCGTCCATTGCGGCTCGGGTTGTTTTTTCGGATTGTTCGAGGGTTTTTAAAAGTGTGGCGTTTTGCGCTTCGATTTTTATGACTAATTCTTCAAGTGTTGCCATTCGCCCACATCTCCTCAAGAAGAATCGCGTCAGTCACAGACATTGGTTTATCTTTGCCGACGGCGTAATTATAAATTGCGTACCACTCGGCAAAAGTTAGCTGCCAAAAATCAGACGGACTCAGGTTTAGTTTAGTGACTGCCATTCCCAGAAGCAAGTGCCACGGCATAGGTTCAGGCCCAGGATCTTTTCGTCTAGCTTCTAGCTTTTTTTTTGACTTTCTGTAAGTTCAGGCTGCGACATATCTCCGGCTGTGATCTGACCAATGAACTCCAGCAAAGGTCCTGCAACGGCCATGCCCTCTTTCATAACAAGCTCCCAAATTTTTTCGAGAGAATGTTCTTTTTTGGCCTGACAGTGATAAATCACCTTGGTCAAGTCCGTGATGGCTGGCAGTTGTTTTTTGGACAAATTGAAAGCCAACATCGGAAGACCGTAGCCAAGACTGCCCTCCAAATTTGCGCAGTTTTCAAACGTCGGACGGAGCAGAATCTCTACCCCGCCCACCTTAACTAATTTTTCATTCTTCAAAGGATTGCTCATGCCTTTATGCAAACGTATAAACGGTCACAGGTCCAGAACTTTCGGCACTTACTGAATAAGTACCTTCTGCGTCATAATCACCAGACACTGAAAGCTCCGTGATCTTGAAGCAACCTTCGTAAACTCGGCCAGATTTTGCGTCAACCAACGCCAAGCACGTCAAACGATTGGCAACAAAATCAGCAAAGAATTCTTGGAACACAAGCTCATTGGTCCAAACTCCAGAACCCGACATAGAAGCGGAACGAATCCCAGCTCCATCGAGCATTGAAGACCACTCGTCAGAATCGACGTTCGTGATGTCGACAGCTTCAGAGCTCAATCCGAATTCTTTAGAACGCAAGCCTCCAAGATTTCTGAAAACCAAAGCCTTCAAAACAGAAGAAGTCGCGTCCATAACGATTGCCGAACCTTGCAAAGTCGCTTTTATCGTAATGGTGTTGGCGTCGATAATCTCTCGAACGATATAAAAATCGTCCGTATTAATCACAGTGTTTGTTCCGACATCAGAAAACAAGATAATGTCCCCGACTTTTGCGCCGTGACCCGTGATTTCGATATTCGCGCTCGCGTTGGTTGTTTCGATGGCTGTGAATTCTTTGCATTTTTTGAGCAATAAATCCTTCCCACCAACTTCATTCTGTGCAGTATTGCAATTTGCCATTTTTAAGCCTCCCCTATCATAAGGTTAAATCTTTGAATTCCGTGCATTGTAACGTTGTCGGCATCGACGATGACTTCAACGAAAATCTGTCTGAAGTTGATGATGTTCCACCCGTCAATACAGATGTTAACTGTATGAAGGAGACGATCAATCTCCGCCTGTATTTCCTGGACTTTCTTACGGCCTCTGTTGTCCGACTGATCCCAGACGTGGATCGTCAGTTCTGCCTCAAAGCCTCTGTGAGTGTGACTTGAACGGTCTGTGAATGTTGCGTCCCCGATGGTCACATACGGAAACGCCTCATCTTGAGGAACATAGGCTGAATCATACACGCCAGTAACTAACCCCATCAGAACGGGATCACTCGTCAGCTCAGTCCATAGAGTTTTCTGAAGTTCTTTAGGAGCCCAGGTCATGAAATAAGCCTTTTTATGAGGTTTTGATAAGCCGTGCGGCTGATTTCTTTTAATTTTTTTGAAGTCAATTTGACGGCGACCGACAACCAAGGACGAGCGTCCATTTGTCGCGTTCCGAACTCAAGCCAAGCTCCGTATTTCAGATTCGTGCCGACAAGAAACGAATTTCCTTCGCCTTTTTCAACTTTGATTGACTGAACCAAGCGACCAGTGTCGGTATTGGGCGGGCTTCCAGGCGGAGCCGCATTGACAATTCGCTTCGGGTTGTATCTTTGTCGGCGAGGCCCGTCTTTGTTTTCGTTCAATAATTTGATTGCGCCGTTTCTGATCTCCAAAGCAATTAAAGCATTCGTTTGACGGTCGAGCTCGTCGAGGTTCTTTCGAATATCAACGAATTTTTTCAGGCCGTTTTTAGAAAAAACAGATGCCGAAAACTTCACGACGCCACTCCTTCACGCGCTCGAATCAAAATCCACCACTCACGCTCGTCTACATATTGTACAGAATGAATGTGAAATAATCTGTCATCATATCGGATTCTGTCTGCTGCTTTTTGAGGCAAATGATCCAAAGTATTTCTGATGATGATCTCGTGATCGTAAACGTCTTCCAATTTTTGAGCAAAAACGCGCTGTGCGCCAGACTTTGGCGTGATCTTGGCCCAACATTCTTGTACCAAATTCCATTCCAATGTCGCGCCGCCCTGACCGTCAGGCGTTTGCTCGAGTCTTTCGAGGGCAATTCTATGTCGAAGTTCCGCAATTTTAATATCCATTGAACCCCAGACGAGTGCGTTTGTACGGTTGGCAAAGCAACGCAACAGCCGACGGAATCGCAACCTGCTTTTCGTCTCCCCTGTGCTCATATAAATGCGCGACAAGCTCTAAGACGGCCTGTTTCAAACTGCTCGGCACATCTGACGCCGCGCTGGCAATCCCGCAGATCATTTTAATTTCTATGCCATTTAATTTTCTTAAAATAGTTGTCGGCCAAACACCGCCCAAAGGCAGAGCAATTCGGCCAAAAGTCCCAGAATTATCAAAAATGTAATTGCTGCTGGGAAACAATTGTGCAACGCCGTCGTCGGCGTATGTGTTGAATTCAGTAATGGATTGAACTGGACCTATCAGAAGCTCAATTTCTCCGGTTCCGGCGTAAAGTTCCGAAATAGGCAGCTCGCGAACTCCGTCCCACCAAATATTGCGCGCGCGCGTAGGCCATGTGTCCAGGTACTGCGCCCAAGTTTGAGAAATAAATTTCTGGTCGCAGAATTCCTCAAGCCTTTGCGTTGCGGCCTTTATCATTGTGTCGATTCGTCCGTCCTCGAGGTTTCCGTCCACTCGCAGATAATCTTTTGCTTCTGCGACTGTCACGGGAGTCTCGGCGGGCGGCACCAACAACTTTGTTGTCGCCATCCTTTGGCTCCTCCATAGGAACTGCCAATCCAAAATTGATGAACCTTTGCGCTTCTTGCGTCTCAAGTTCATAGCCCAGTCCAGCTCGCAAGATTTCATTGCGGCCATCAGCAAATCGGACCGGCATATTGGTCAGCATATAAATCCATTTAGTCATCATTCACCTACAAAAAAGAGGCGGGTCTCATTTCACCACAAAGGCTATCCCCCAACCCGCCTCGACCAGATCTAAAATAGATTGGTTACAAAGGAGGCATTTTTTCTGGATGTTGAGACACCGCAACGACGCAACAAGGAACAGAAACTGTTCCAGAAACGTCTAATTGCAGTCGCGCATATCGTTTTCCGCCTCGATATTCAACCAAGTGCGATGACGATTGCTCCGCAGGAGTGTCTAGCTCTTTTGCCAAAGGAGCCACGCCTTCATACACCTCAGTTACGTCAACAAAAGTCACGTTGTCGTCTGAGTGCTGCAATTTCAATCCGATTTTGTTCGTATTGCTGAACGCAAAAGCGCCGACAGATACGATAAAACCCAGAGAATTGAGATCCTGGCAGTCAACTTCAACTGTGTTTACGTCAGCCGTAACAGTTTGAGGTGCCAAAACCATTTTGTGATATTGTCTAAGTTTTTGATTCTTCCACATATTACACTCCAACTTTCAGAAGTTTAATTGCTTCAAAGTTTTTAACTCCGCCGCCGACTCGTTTTGTCGTATAGAACTTGACAAAAGGTTTCGCAGTGAACGGATCACGCAAGACTCTGATTCCGATTCTGTCGACGATTTGATAAGCCTGTCTCATGTCACCAAAAGCAACCACAAGGTTTCCGCCCGCTACTGTTGGCATATCTTGGAATTCAACAATTTCATATCCAAGCACAGAACCAGCAGTTTGTCCGTCGAGACCTGGAGCCCACAAATATCTGCCGTCTAAGTCTTTTAAAAGACGAACGGTTTTGATTGCGTCTCGGCTCATGAAGTGACGAGCGTTTGGTTTGTAAGCTGTTTTCAATGAGTACATGAGCTCGATCAAAGAATCGCCAGTGATTGTCGTGGGAGATCCAGACATAATTTGTTGAATTTGACCAAAGCCAGTTCCGGCAGCGTAGCTTAAGAATCCTTTTGGTTTCTTATCGCCATCACCGGCCACAAAAGCCGCATTTTCAATTCGCGCAAATCTGTCTGCTACTTTTTCAGACAACCACGCTTCCATGTTGACGGCTGCGTCGTCCAAAAGACGTTGCGTTGCTTTTGGTTCTGCGTAGATTTCGTGAACAGGAATTTCTATCATGTTCAATTTAGGCGTTGCAGTCTCTGGACGAGGCTCAACTTCGCCAACCCATCCCGCTCCAGCTTCGTCAAGGTCTTGGAGAATTTCCAAAGAGCTTGTGCTGATAACTTGCACAGAAGCATATTGTCTCATTGGAGATGTTTCGAAAACTTTTGTTACGATCTCAGACGACATTTGCGGAGTGACCAACAAACCTCCATCTTCGCCAGAATCAGAAGACAAAGCTTTCAGTTCGCGCTCGCCTTCGCCTTTTCTCAAATAGTCGCTCATCAATTTCGCAGCTTTGATCTCGGCCTCGGTGCGTTTTTCGTGTTTTTGATCCGCGCCTGGCGTGCGAGCCATTGCTGTTTTGATTGCCGCGAGTTCTTCAGATTTTTTCTGAACTTCTTCGTTCAATTTGTCGACTTTTTCTTGAAGGTCCGCCGGAGCATATCCTTTGCTTTCAATAGATTTCAAACGCGCGTCATTCGCCGCTTTGAATTCTGCGAAAGCTGACTGCATCTCAGCCACTACTTTATTCAATTCCATTTTACCAACTCCTTGGTGTGTTATTGTTTAGGCTCTAATCGTTTCTATCAATTTCCGAAGTGATTGCTCTAAGAGCGGATCGTTTTCGGGGGCGGCTTCGTCATGAAGTGCCATCTCGATTTGAAGATCAGTGAACCCTTGTTGTTTTAATTGTTTAAAATGTTCTTTCAGCCAGGCTTGTTTGAGCTCGTCTGGCTGCGCTTTTGCCGAAGTAATCATGGCCTCCGTGTTCATCGGAAACGTCACAATCGAATATTCGAACAGTTTTAATTCTTTCAAGCGTCTGATGACTGGCTTTTCGCGATCAGGTTCGGCCTTTACGACCATGTAACCGATCGACAGCCCCATTTTCGCTCCCAACTCCTGAGCCGTCTTCGCTAGGCTGTATTTCTCCCGTGCCGTTTGCACATTCAAGTCGAGTTTTCCCTCGACGTAGAGACCTTTTTCGTCTTCTTCTGCCCTTAGGTTCCAACCAATCTGCTTCGATGGGTCGTGATCCGCCAAGATCGGCCACAAGCCCTTCGACTCCTTGATGGACTTCTTGAACGCGCCCTTGTCCACAACGTCCATTCCCAGATCGACGTTTCCGAACGTGGACGCGAATCCACGAATCATTCCGTTGCTGTCTGCGTCTTTGATCTCTAGCTCGAATGATTTGACTTCTACTTTTGGCGTCATGCGATGACCTTCCTGTCATTTTGCAACCTTACGTTTAGACCTTTTTCAAACAAAACGTGGTGAACGTCGTCACCAAATCGAATTTCTGCCATGAAATTTTGCTTTTCGCCTTCTTTTAAACCCTGAATTTCAAAATCTTCTAGGTCAAGCGCAATTTTTCCCTCGTTGGCGTCTATGATTCGCACGTTAGATTTCTCTAAAACGTGTCCGTTTTCGTATGGAATTTGAATTTTGATCGAATCCGCGCCTTGAAGACACAGAGGAGCTCCAAATTGGTTCACAATTCTTAATTTCATTTCACGACTCCAACAATATACTCGGATATAGTTTGAACTGACTTGACCATTCCAGTAACATATTTTTCAGCCGGCTGGACCTTTGGAAGAGGAAAAATTTGTTCGGCTGTGTCCGCGTATTGATCTGAATCTATAATTTTATAGCTTGCAATCAACGCTTTGTCGGGCATTTCTTCGTCCGTGTTCAGATAAAGCCCATCTCCGGCGGAATAAAGATGCACGGACTTGTAAAGCTGACCGCTGAAATCGTACAGATCGCAACGCACTTTTGCGCCAGGATTGGAGTCCCAGAGCTTCAAAGCCAAAGAAATTTTGTCGCCAACAACGCATTTCACAAGACACCCGCAATTTTTCTAGCCTCTTGCACGACCTCTTTGAGATCAATCGTGTCATAGTGTTCATTGAAAAACACGAGCCAGCCTTTGGTCAAAACAAGAGCAATAAACTCAGAACATACCATGCCCTTTTTATGATTGAGAATGATGCGCCCAATATGCCTAGACCATTTGCTGAAGGTGTTCTGGATTTGTATTAAAATCAACTGCGCAAAGCTGTAATGAGAGTTGTTTTCAACAAGATTATCGGCAAACATTTGAACCTCGTGCTGTGGAATCTGGGGCGGAATCAATCTATAACACCGGACCAATTTATACCGACGCAAGAAACTGTCATAGCTCAGTATGCGCGCGCGCGGAAACACGGCCTCATAAACAGTTCTTTGACCCGTGTTTTCGTCCTCAATCATGAATGCAACGTGACTGAAATCAATCTTCTGAAAAGCCATGATCAGCCTCGCCAGAGGATTGAACTTTCTGTTTGCTGTGCATTCTATGATCCAAAATTTTAAGGCCATCCGAGCCATGCTTTCATTTGAGAGATAACCCAATTGAGTCTTTCTTGTGACAGCCAATGCTCCGGAGATGTCATCGGGTCTGGCTCGCCGTAAATTGCCGAAAGTGTTGCTGTTTCAATATCTCCGGCGTAAATCATGTTGATAATATCGACTCTCTTCTCAATACCACCAAGAGCCTCGGGAAAAGTGACTTTCCAATCTCTTAGCCTATGGTGAAGATGTATTGCTTGATACCATTGAATAGACTCTGAGATATTTTTTTGCTTAAAGGCGAGCATAAGCCTTGCGCCAAAGTCTTTTCTTGCCTCGTTGTCAGCCAAATAGGACGAATTTGAAAGATAATCTTCATAATTTAAACTCATTCACTACCTTCCAGAAGTTCTTTCAATCACAAGTCTCATCCAGTCGGTGTCCATGTTTCTTTGCGTTGCGCCGACTGTTTTTTCAATTTTAAATCCTGCGCCAAAGGGGTTTCCGCCGCCTGGCAAGTTGGGAGCGTTGATCGTGGCTACCAAAACGTCGTCAATATAGAACAAGGCTTGTTGTCCGTTTTCAGACAACTCAACTCTATAAATGTGATAATCTAAATCAGGGCTGAATCCCGTGTCCACGGCTTGAATTTCTGTGCCCGCCACGCGCGAAACAGCTAAAAATCGACCGCCGTTTTGTAGATCGGTGTATCTGAAATATAGACCGTTTGTGCCTTCGCCAGTGACAGAAAACGAGTCGGTCAATCCGCATCTGAAAACAAAAGTCTCAGTCAAAGTTGAAAGCTGCTCGAGTGCGTGTCTTGCCTCATACACGAATCTCGCTGCTCCAGCTCTTGCGACTAGGCCGGACACTGTTCCAAGGCCAGCTCTTCCGTTGGACACTGTTCCAGTGTCAGATTGAAGAACTCCGATAGCGTTTTCAGTCAGATCTTGCCCATAAGTTCCTATCTGATGAGAGGCTCCCGTTCCAGAAACAAAAGACGTAAAAATACTCGTTGCAGATCCGCCTACAAAGTCATCAAAAATCTGAGAAAATCGGTCTGGGTCAGTTCTTTGAATGTCTTTGACTCGGACTTTGAAAAAATCTCCGGAAGAAACATTTCTCAAATATAATTCATCTGCGATTCTTAATTGCGACAATGGGATTTGTGTTGCGCCCGTGATCTCGGCCTGAATTGCCGCAACGGCGTCAGCGTCAGTATAACTCAAGCCGCTCTCGAGGTCTTTTACAACTCCGGCAGAATCTTGTCTCGTCAGACGATTGCCGTTCGATGAATCTAACCCCAAATAATGGTCACCAGCTTGTGGGTTTGGCGTTATTGGAAAAGGTCTATTGCCGACGTAAATTACTGCCATTTTATGCTCCTACTGCAAACTGGCCGGACACTTTCAAGCCGCCTGCGATTGATACAAATTCTCTAAAATAATGCTCAAAATCCTGTGCAATGTTAAATGTTTTCCCCGCAGAAATTCGAAACGGAATCACAGTTGAAGTTTCTTCCTCAACGCTTCCAAGAATAGTCATTTGACCATCGACTTGCAACTCGCTTTCAATGCGAACAAAGGCCGACAAGATCATTTCTTGTCCAGACGGAATCTGTTTCTGCGTCAGAACCTCAAAATGTGAATAGTTGTCTCCTGGAATTGTTGGCAAAGTCTGCGGCTGTGGAGATTCAAAAACAAAAGCCTCACCATCGACGCGAAATTCTCCGTCAACTCTGACAGAATTATTTACAAGCATCTGCTGATCAGAGTGAACTGTGATCTGCTCGCCCGAATCTATTTGACGATAAGAAAAGTTGTTCGTTGCAAGCCTGTCGTTTGAACCCGCCTCGGATATTCGATCGCTTCCTAAGATTAAAGGCTTTAATTGCACTAAATCCTCACAATCGCGTCGTCAATGTCTGTGTTGATAGACGTTGCACTGACAGCAATGCCTAGAAATTGCCACAATCCAGGACCAGTCGGTCCAGGCGTTACGGGATTGCCGTTAGTGCCTAGAAAATATCTTGCGCTTGGAGTCAGCCCGCTCAAGGCGTCGTTCGCGCCCTCGAAAAATACTTCGGCTAAGTCTCCCGAATTCACTGCGGCTTTCACGAACCCGTGAGCTTGACGACCGTTGCTTCTATCAGCCAGTCTCACAGATTGAGTTCCGCCGTTGTCCCAGATGTTTACATAGTCTCCGGCTGACAAATTCTCAGTTGCTGGAGCCACAAGAAGGTCCGGACCTACGCCCGTGGGAAGAAAAGACGGGTGCAGCTTTCCATTTGGTCCCGTCGATATGATTGTGTTGGCCGTAGGCAATCCCAAGCTGATTGTGGCCGCCTGTGACTCCTCAATGTTTTCCGGCCCTATTGATAAAAACTTATTGCTCATGCTTAAACTCCCAGCAACTTGATAGGTCTTTGTATTTCAATTTCGATTTTATTTTGTCCAAGATAATAACCAACTTCAAGCAAAACCCCAGAAGTTGGTCTAGTTTGCGTCAGGGTTCCGTCGGCAGCGACCCAAATTGATTTGTTCAATTGAAACGAAGCAAACATTGTGTCCTCAAAAACGCCGTCTGTGATGATTCGAATTGGTTGTCCGGCATCCGCAGCAGTGCGCGCGACTCCTATGCAGAATTGTTTGCCCAAAACAAATGCGTCTGATTTGTCGACGTGTGTCGGGGATATGGCAAACACGGCCTTCCCTGCAGAAATCTCTACGTCAGCAATTCGCTCAATTTCAATCCGAGAACCGCCCGCTCCTGGTTCTCCAGGCATCCCGCGAGGTCCGCGAGGTCCAGGTTTTCCGTCTTTGCCGTC